GATTAAGCCAGGTACTGAGTACATTGGCATTGGTCGAGCTTTTCTTACATTGAAAAAGCTATCGAAGATAAATTGTTTGCCGTTAGCAGCTGAACCTACGGCAAGAGTACGTTCGAGAGGTGGATGTTCCTCAATGAATGTACTCGCTAAGGTAGGTAGAGTTGTAAACTTTTGCGCTAGATGCCACGCGTCAAGTGTGCCAGCAGAAGTAGAGCGGAATAGACCGCTAATCCTAGAAGGATTGTACCGATACTCTGCCCAGCGCTCTTGATAACCAAATACGAGATTGTCTTGGGTGGTGATTCCTGTGGCATAAATTTCCTTATTGAGAATAGCTTGTTCGCCCAAATGAGCGAAAGCTGGGAAGTAAAAGTCGTAACGTGTTGATCTAGACCACATTTTGGCTAGACCTTGTTGATAAGTAAGGTCAGCACGTACGCAGACCATTCCAATGATTACGCCATGCTCAACAAACGATTGAGTAAAGCCATGATTGTGAGCCAGGGCAGTGCCCATAGAAGCAAGGTTACCCAAAGGGGTAGTTGCTCCAGTTTGTCCAGTAGCAGAAGTTTGAGCGATCGGATTAATTTGGATCTGAGTTGTTCCTCCGCCGAGGTATTCAGGACGCTGGAGTCGTGCATCAGGGCTAGTAACGCCAAAGTGAGAGCGAATAATCTCAGTATATCGAGTGCCGCCCCGAGCGTCTCTTTCAAGAAGTCGTTGAATTTGGAAAGATTGACGTAATTGGTTAATTGTTGAAGCCGTTGCAGTAGAAAGATCAGCATATAAGTCCGCAGTTGAAGTGCCTACAGCACGTAATGGTTCGGAAGTAGAAGCGAAACGCGTTAATGTAAATGCTCCTGATCCAGTAGCGTTAGATTTAATTAACGCTTTATCTCCTAGTGGAAGTGTTACTGAATCACCTTTTTGTGGCCATGGCAGTGCAGAAGTAAAATAGTCTTTTCGTTTGCCACGACGTAGTAATGTATAGGCAGTTGATGGTGTAATATCAGGACCATCACCTTTATCTACAACAGCTGATGTTTGTAAATTTTCATCACGGAACCATTCGTTCCAGATAAGGTTATAAGCCCTTGGCCAAAAGGCACAATGGCTAATTGTTGAGCCAGCATCTACCTGGCCAACAGTAGGCAAGCCCATATAGTCTTGCAGTGAGTTGACAGCATAACCACCAGTTGGTGATACTTGCTGCGGTACTACGTACGAGATTGAATCACCAGGGTTTTCTTGTTGCCCCATGAATTTTTGCCAATTTGACCAAATTAGGCGATTGGGCACAAAGAAAAAGAAGCTATCCATCACCATGTTATCCATGATTGGGAATAGCGGTGTAGATAGACGGGCAAATGCCGTCATCTGTAAATTGAAAGTGTCCCCTGGGAGCACTTCATCAACGTATGCGGGTATTAAATAGCCCGAATCGAAAGTAGTTTTGTGAGTAGATTGGCAATTGAAACTAGAGCGGGGAATATCCGCTTTAGGAATCATAGCAAATTGATGTACGTCTACTGAGCGATTGCGGTGCATAGTTTTCCTTGGTAGTTTTCCGGGGGAAAAATAAAGCTTTTCCCCTCGGTGTATTTTTAATCAGTAATTTTTACTTGTTTCCCGATGGCGAGTTGTCGTGGGACATCGTGCAGTGAGAACATTCCAGTTTGGTCATCGAACACGCCGTGATCATAAAGATCAAAGTCGTCAGGGTGGTTATAGAGATTATTTTCAGCATCTTTGCGGTTGACTTCATCGGTGAATGAACGGATAGCTACGCCAGTTGAGGGTACGAACATTGGTCGACCATAAGCGTCTGCCGCTCGGTCTTTTACTGAACAGATTATTAGAATCATCTTGATTACCTTGATTAAGTTAGAACACGTTTTTTAAGTTTAAGGCCAGCAGCCATTACTTGTCTTTTTACCTCGAGACGTTCAGGTGTGTTGTCCTCGGATTTAAGTTTAGCGTTAAATTCGCGAATGTAAAGCATTTCGTCGAATATGTAGGGATCAGCAGATTGTTTGAATTTTTTATCATAGTATTTTGGGGCTAGTACTTTTTTGTTGCCTCGGATTATTACCTCGCCTTTTGGATATACGTCATCCATATATTTTTCAATCCATGTAGAACCGATTCCAGGTTTTAATGACATTTTGTTATATTCAGGCGTTTTTTTAGTTATTTCGCCCGTTTGTGGATTTGTGTAGTCATATACTGAATCGTAGGGTTTGCCAGTAGTTGGATTTATTTTGGTAGAGTTTTGTTTAGACATGATGTATCTAGCCACGTAAGCTGCTGATTCAAAAGTAACATTGCCGACAGAGGAGTATCCGATAGTGTTGCCATTGTTATCGACCCACAAAGATTCAAGGTCTTTGGATCGATAAAGGTAAGAGTCACCAGTTTTTTTCCAGATTTTAAGATCAGAGGGTTTCCATCCGAATATGCAGGCATGGAAATGAGGACGTCCATAGTTTTCGCCATATTCTCCAGCCATGTAATAGCGGATTTTGAGTCCGGTATATTTTTTTCTAAGTCTTTTGAAGAACAGTTGAAAGTCTCTGTGGTGTAGCGATTGATCAGCTGGGAGATGTGCGTCATCGTAAGTTAGTGTTATGAAACAGTTGTCGGTATGCATTTGGGCTTCGTGCATGCAGCGAGTAGCCCATTGTTTACTTTTTTCTAGACGGCAGCCAATGCATTGGCCGCACGCTAGGTTAAGCGAGATAGAGTGATCGTCTGTCTCCTTAAAAGAGACAGATCGATAAGATTTGCCCGATTGGGCATTAGTTAGCCAGGGCGTTATAAACGCCTGGAGAGGAGTAAAGCAAGGCATAGTCTTGATAGCCTTTCATGATTTAATTTTATAGACGCCAGCCACCACGTTGTGGTGCTGAGCGGAGATTTGGGCTTTTGGTGCGTTTTACATTTCTTCGAAAAGTACGTGCAGATTTGCCTTTGCTTACATGTTTTCTGTGTAAAGAATTCATTTTTTATTCCTCGCTTATTTGGGTTTTGGTGGTTTTGGTGTCACCTGTACCAGTTGGATCAAGTAGACCAACTGGTACAGGCTCGGATTTGGTCACCAAACCGAGACTTTGAGCTTCGGCTAAATTAGCCGGATTTTCCATAAAATCAATTAGTTTTGAAGGATCGTTATCAAAACGTGTGCGAATATTGGCTGGCAAAGCCATAAATTCGTCTTCTGCGGCGATAACAGCGTTAAGTGCAGAGTGGTAGTCCACCACATCTGTGAAATCGCCATAGCGGGGCTGTAATGGATTTACAGCTAAAGCATCAATACCGAAGTTTCGCAATACATAATTGATGTCGCATTCATCTTTGAAATGCTGCTGAGCCAGGGTCGGCTCAAGACAAACCAACCCTGACTCATTTGTTGCAGCATCCGTATCGTAATTGTAGGGGGTGCGTAAGAAAGGTGCTTTCATTTTAGCTTTCCAAAAGAAGTTACGCCCTGAAGGGCTGATGTTATGTCTTTAATGTATGGGGATAGACCTCCCCAAGTAGTTCCAGCTTTGTCTGCTTCGGGTTTTCCGATAGCAATATCTTGAATTGTTTTTGCAGTACTTGCTGTTGAGTATCTACTTTGTTGTTGTATTAGGCCAATTTCGGCCATTATTTTATCGACCTCTCTTTTTACCTTAGGATTAAGGTCTAACTCGTTGAAATATCTAGCACGAGTGAGGTCTGATTGTGTATCAGTATTGTGAACTTGAGCTTTAAGTAACTCATTTTGTTCACGTGTATTTTGTACTTGTGCAATTTGAGCAGCGCCTGAAATAGCGCCTTGTACTACGTTACCCATTGGAGCTACAGATGCAGCTCTATTAGGTGATATTGAAGCATTAGCTCCGCTTGCTGCAGATCCTGATGCTGCAGATCCGCTAGGGGAAGGTGAGTTTGGAGTACTAGCTCCGCCTTGTGTGTAAGCAAGCATTGGATTTATACCAGCAGCTTGTAAATCGCCTACAGCTCTTTGGTAAGAAGTATTAGACATTTTAGTCATATAATCTCGAGCCTTTTGAGCTTCTAATGAACTGTAATTCATAGAATTTTGCGCTTGTTCTGCGCTAAAGGTCATCGAATTTTGAGCTTGTGATGCTTGAAACGAACGATCTTGAATTGCTTGATCGGCGTTAAAGTTTTGAGCAGCTTGTTGCATTTGCTCATTTGTAGCGTTCTGGGATTGTGCGATATCCCAGTTTTTTTGATTAGTTTGTGCCTGGCCAATACCACCAGCTACGCCCCCAAGTATAGAGGCGACTGGTGCAGTTACAGCAGAGACAATTCCGTCAAAGAATCCCATGATTAGAAATGGTCAATTAAGCCAGGAACAGAATAGAGAGGCATTGGTCGAGCTTTTCGTACATTAAAGAAGCTATCGAAGATAAATTGTTTGCCATTAGCAGCAGCACCAACAGCGAGAGTGCGATCCACGGGAGGACGTTCTTCAATGAATGTATTTCCTAAGGTAGGAAGAGTTGTAAATTTCTGGGCTAAATGCCACGCGTCAAGTGTGCCAGCAGAAGTAGACCGGAAAAGACCGCTGATCCTAGAAGGATTGTACCGATACTCAGCCCAGCGCTCTTGATAACCAAATACGTTGTTGTCTGTTGCGGTTCCTGTTGCATAGATTTCCTTATTAAGTACTGATTGTTCGCCTAAATGGGCAAAAGCTGGGAAGTAAAAGTCGTAACGTGTTGATCTAGACCACATTTT